TTATCGTTGCGGAATATTTAAATACCAACGTTTGTCATGGAAATCTTGCGCTCCACCTTTAGTATTTCCCTCTGGATCATTCGTTGCACGCATCATTACATAGACTTTCTTATTAGGAAAATTACGCATATTGAAAGATACATGATAACCAACATTTCCAGAAGTATTATAAGCTTGATTTACATCCGGTCTATAAATTCCATCAGCTCTTACTCGAGCTAATTCTTTTCCAGTATTGTAATCCATAATGAAAATATACTCGTATTTATAGTTAGCAATGTGCCATCCAGCCACATGCAAGTTTGCGTTTTCGATTTCTCCGAACTGATCAATGTGGGCGTAATTTGTTCCATCTGTCAGCGTAGGATTTGCAGCACCTGCTCTAGTTGGATCAATGACTGGTTTATCATCTGAAGTAGTTGGATTTTCATCGGTAAATCCATGAGCTAAGTCATATGCTAATTTTTCTTTACTTACGCCCATTTCAGAAAGATAACCGTAAGGATCTGTATGATCGCCCCAGATATTTTGTGTTACCCATAAATGCGATTTGATTCCTGGTTGGTTATAAGGGGCATCCAATGTTAATGGAATACCATATTTCATTGCTGAATCTCTTGCCAATTCAACATATGCTTTATAGTTCTTTTCAAAAGTTGCTTTATCATGTGTGTGTTGTAACTCAATCTGCACAGGACTGTTGGCATTAGCATACGAACCAGCACCGTACTGTACATAACCAGGTTGTCCGACTTGATAAACAATTCCACCGTCTCCCACAATATAAGCAGTATAAGCGCTAGTCCATGAACGTTGCATATACTGTGCTTCATTGCGTCCTGTTGCTGTTTCGTTAGCCGTTTCATGAAGTAAAATATACTGATTATTTGCTACTTGTGAGCTACCTTCATTTGCACCTAAATTAAATTCATTATTGATCGTATAGGCAAACCCATTAATTGGCAATAAAAAAAGAGCCGTTAATAGGCTCATCGCAGTAATAGTAATTTTCTTTTTCATTTGTTTCCTCCTATTTTTTCAAATTATAAGCCGACACACCAGTGATAACGCCTAAAAACGTCGCTACTGCATTGATAGTCAGTACTGTCATATCTGTTCCATTCCATCCATACGCTTTGCCTAACGTGGCTACTAAAACAGATGCAGCTGGTAAAACTGTTAAAACCGTCCATTTAATGACTTGATAATACTTATCTGGTAAAATCATTTCTTCTTAACTCCTTTCTTTTTTACCTAGATTTTTCTCTAAATAAAGTTTTAATTTGTTGCGTGTGTTCCACCAATTTTTCTGCATGTGTATCTAATCTTTCATCATGTTTCTTCAATTCTTCATGAATAGTAATGCGATCAGATTTGCTTGCTTCTAAATCTTTAGTCAGTAAATCTAAATTTCGGCTTACTTTTGAAAGAGTCTCAGTAATCTTCGAGAAAGATGCAGTAATTGGTTTTATTACTAATAAAATCAAAGAAACGATAGCGGTTATTGATCCTGCTATCGCTCCCCATTCCCCTAAATTAATCATGTGACAACTCCTTGAATCAAAATAAAAAGCACATCAATTAAGATGCGCTCTCTTCTTTGCTAATGATTTTATCTGCTTCTTCGTCTGTAATGCATAGTGGAACGAATTGTCGAACTTGATCGTCAGTAAAACAGCCCCAATCATACATCATTTTCACATCGCTAAAACTAAACATACTACTCACCTCCCTTTGAAGCTGGATTTAGTTGCTCTTTAATTTCTGAAATGTCTTTGCTATTTTGTAACGAAGCAAGCATCATTTTTGAATTGATTTGTGCTAAACTATCCGCTTTTTCTTTCAATGTAGTATTTTCCTGTTTAATCGCTACATCGTTTAGCATGAGTTTGGCGTTGAGCTGTTTTAAATCGCCGTTCTCATTTTCTAACGACTCATACATTGCTTTGAGATTGTTTAAATCGTTGTGATCTAGTGCGTTCGCTAAAATAATCCATTGATTCAATTTAGGATCAAACATTTGATCGTCGATTGTTAACGGTTCGCCATCAGCACGAATTCCTTCAAGTGGAGGCTGATCTGTGTAAGGAACGGATACAAGCATGTCGTCCAATACTTTTCCTGCGTACTCTCCGCCAGTACGCCCGTATTTCCAAATGTTTTTCATTCGTTTCACTCCTTTAATCTAAGATTCTATTTCCATAATGTGTAGCGTGTTTATTTGAGAAAAATCTAACTTCTTACCATCCTGAGTTTCAAAAGTGATATTGAAGTACTCTCCTTTTTTTAACGCGAAAATTCTACTAAAGTGAAGCCCATGCTTCCATTGCAATGCAGTTCCATTTATACCAACACCACCTGCGAAACCAATAGAACTAGTTTGAGCATCGTCTTTATAAAAAGTAATATAACCATACTGGCCAGCTGTTGATCCGCCAAACTGATATCTAACTAGCCCTTCTACCAACAAAGTACAGTCTCGATTAGCTGTGGCTTGCCAATTTCCAGAATTCCAAGTCAACGGATTCTCTTTCATGGATCGATTCAATTTTGCTCCAATGGTAGTTGCTACTAGTCCAATAATTAACCGAGCTTTATTAGAAATACCAGTTTGTTCAGTTCCTGTTGAATGCCACGCTTCATAAGGCAACGGCTTTTCTTCTACCAGTACATTTTTCCCATTAACTAGAGGGGTTTCTAAAAAGTTCTTAGTTCCATCTACAGATTGTGGTTCGGTTAAGCTCACAGAATCATTCAAGCCTTTTTCAGTATATTCAGGTGTGATATCCCAACTGTAATCATTCGGATTGTTACTGTCTTTCAAGCCTTCACCGAAGTATTTAAACTGACTAATATTCGGGGTTCGAGTGTTGCCTTTTTCGATCTTGAGCCAGTCAATTTGACATGCGCCAGGATTATCTGTTGGGGTTTGATTTATGCCAACTATTCTAGGGTCAGCAGCTACTTTATCTACTGTAACAGTTAATGACCACACATCTGTGACTCCTTCCACAGGTGACAAATTACCATACCCAGCAATGCCTGGGTTAAATAATCTAAAATTTTTATCCGCTGGTTTAGTACCCTTAAGCGTTACAGTATAAGTTTCTCCCACAACAAAAGGCTCTGTCATAGTACCAGTATATATTTCTGCACCACTAGACTTAATAGGAAATTTTTTTGTAGGGTCAGCAATATTCTCACCCAATGGCGCTTTACCTACCCAGTAAGGATCATCAAGTAAGTTAGGTTGATATGGTGTGGCTGTATCACTTGTTGACGTTACTTTCTCAATTTTAATATCATAACCAATGTACAATTTTCCTGTTTGATTTTTATTTTGATAAACTTGCAAGAACGGTGCAAATTTACCATCCGTCATGTTACTAGGAACGGTAAAAGCTTTTTCGACAAATTGCCATTTTTCACGACAATCAGCGTTAGGCGTCATTGTCAAAGAACGTGTAGTTGTTGCGCCGTCGTTTACATTATATGGATAAATAGGACTACTACCGTAATCCGTTCCAAAATCTTCGGATATCATCATCGGGATGGTTACCATATAAGTAGCGCCTTTTTCTAAGCGTCCTAAGAATGGAATAAAAACGTTTCGCGTTGTATTAGCGGCGCTTGCGTCTGAAGCGTCTAGTACAAAGTAAGTCCCGCCATCTTTTATATAAGGCGGTGGCGTTTGAATCATGTAGTTCGTTCCGCTTAGCTTAGAAAAGTCTAGGTTAGGCATTAAGTTAGCTCTCCCCGAATAATCATAGTCCCCGAAGTCGATGCTATTACTGTATATTTTCTTCAGCTTGCCGAGATCGCCGATTTGCTGATTGGTTTGATCAATACGATCATTTGCCTTATCAATATTAGTATTGAGAGTTGCGACATCTTGATTGGCTTTCGTGATTTTATCGTTTGTGTCTTTTACTTTCGCATCAATCTGCGTTTCGGATTCCGCAATTTTCTGTTCAATCTCTTGCTTTCCATCAGCTAGAATTTTTTCGATTTTATCGATTGTCTGACTGAAACCATTGAAGTAATAATCTTCTAGTTCTGGCGTACTATCATCGATTGGACTGCGTTTGATGTCAAAAGTAAAACGACCAGCCGTATCTAACGAGCGGTCGTCTGGGAAATCAATATATACGCTACCTTCTACTTTACCGACATATCCTAAAATATTATCTTCTAATACGATAGACACAATGCCATTCACACGATCTTCAATGGTGGCAAGATAGTCATGTTTTCCATATCCACCTTCTGCCGTTGCAGATTTAAATATCAGACGAATTGGAACGGTTGTTCCTTCTGGCAGACTTTGAGGGATGCCGTTTTTCCGAACTAACTTCATTCGAAGCTTAGCTGTTCCTCGATCATGCGACCAAAAAACAATATTCGTCCTGTTTGGACTAGTGGCTTCTGCTTGAATCACAATGATCGATTCATTCATTTTATAAACCATTAACTTAACACCTGCCCATTGTTGATAATCAATCCTCGACCAATAATTCTGTTTTCAGTTGTCGCAAATCCTACAGCTGGCTTGGCATATCTAGCAGTTGCTGCATCAACGTACACCCCAATGTTATTGCCTGAACCCTTCAAGTCTCCCACACTAAACTCTGATAGCAGACGAACTTGCACAGCTATGTCTTGATTAATGAATGTTGTTGAACCATACATATTCATCTTAGAAGTCCCACCTACGTATACAGCGTTATATGCCAATGATTTAGTATTCTCCGCAAATTTACACTGACTAATAGCCATATAGCCACTCTGTTCATTGACAATTCCATACTGTCTTCCTTGAAAAAGTGGAGAATTTGCAGTGTCAACGATCTGCATTCCAACGATTTGACAATAGCCAGTACACGTTGCGAACATAATACTTCTAACTTTAACTGGACAATCAGATACTTGAGGGTCTAATGTTCTGGTATCGTTTAAAGGACGTATGACAAACGATCTAAACGTTAAACCGTTGACAAGTACGTCTTCCAAATACACCCCATCACTAATCCAGATGGTGACAGATGAAGTAGTAATGAGGGGAACCGAATTAACAGCAGTTTGAATCGTGAGAAATGGTTTCTCTTGAGATCCATCTCCAGTCTGGTCGTTTCCATCCTTTGAAACATAAATACTGATGGGTTCGTTATACCCTCCAATGATTTGTTGGACTGCTTTGTTTAATTGCTCTACTTGTGCTTTCTGACTAGCGGCATTTGTAATTAATTCACTAATTTGTTCATCTGTCAGGGTTTCGTGTTCTACCAATCTGCCGTGTAAAGTAGGAAAGGTTTCTCCCTTATTATTTACACGTGCATCCACTACTTCGTTAGGAGAATCACCGCCTGAATGAAGCACGAGATTATCAATACGACTGTTAGTTGCTTTGTCTTGATCAGACAATTTCTTTTCAAGATCATTGAGGTAGTCAATGTTTTTATTAAATTTCTCTTTCCATTCCGTAGAGATACGGTTACTGATTAATTTTAATAACCCCATCAAATCACTCCTTTCTTCGCCATTTCAGCGAGTATCGACGTCATTGTTTTCTTTGTGTTGCTCAATGTGATTTCTGGTGGCTTATTTGGTATCGCTGGATACGTCTTGATTCCTACCACTTGAATGTACGTATTGATATTCAAAGGTTCATAAATAAACGGGACATGATCGCCTTTTTCGGGACTGATTTTCCATTTCAACGTTACAGATCCCGAAATACTTGGATAGTCTTGCAAGTCTGTCTTTAACCGCTCGAGCATGTTCCCTGATACGGTATACCGTTCGTCTTTAACAGGATCTTGTATCCTGATTCCCCACTTCTGTGATTCAGGACTTGTGTAAGTGATAGGAGTAAATCTATAGTCACTATCTTTAGGATTCTCAGTATTTGCGCCATCCTTCAATTTTCCATAGCCTTTGATTTGTGTTTTTAGACTGTACGTATCAATATCGAATGACACTTCATCTGTATTGTATTTATAGCGAATCTGTTCTTCCGTCTGCTGGCCGTACTCACTGGCGGGATAGAAAGTTAGATGTTTATTATTCGGAATCACGACTGCATTATAGTCAGACAGAATCTCATTGATCAGCTTCAAATAATTCGCATTACCGAAGTTTTCTTGTTCGACTGTAAGAAATTTCTTGTTTGGATCAATGACTTCCCATGTAAAGCCGCGACTACCTGCACTAAATACATGTGTGAGTAACTGGCTAATAGATCTCGCACCAGTTACTGTATTGTACTGATAGCCATCTTGAACCGTGTAATAGATATGTGTCGCAACTACTTGTTTCGTCAACAACTGTCCAAGTGCTTTGCGAGTCATTTCTTTGATCACAAATTCCTGTCCGTTGTAGAAAACTGAAGACTCGTATTCGACTAAATCAAATACTTCTTGATTCAACGAATTGCTGGTAACGGTAAAGCCAATCTCCCACGTTTCATTTTGTTGCCAGTTTTCATAAAAAGAACCCTTGTCATAACCGACAAGGATTTCTTCTTTGGTTTGTTCATAATTTCGAATAATTAAATCAGTCACTCAATCACCTACTTATATAAGAAACGGAAATCCCATGAAGATTTCACGCGAGTAATATTTTGGATCTCGATTTCATTGGCTCCCTCAACCAAATTGATTAGGCCATGATTCGTATTGATCCCACAACTTACACCGTTCAATTTTGGAATCACGCCATCCAAGACTAATGTCTGTCCGAGATTCGTAGAAAGTGATGGATAGTAAATAAATCGATCACCAGTCGTTTTATTGAAAATCGTCACATTTCCTTCTGATTCTCCTTCTAATACGATCCGCAGATAATGTTCACGTGGATCAATTTCAAAGCTTCCAGCATTGTAAATAATGAAGTGACTAGTCTGATGCGTATACTTGTAATCTTCCGCCACTAGACCTTGCGAGAATTGCCATTCTTCCTCTAGAATGAAATCCGTTAAAGTGGTTGCGATGGATTCAGCACTCCCTGATGGAATATTAAAGGTTATTTCTATCGTAGAATAATCGTTCTCTTCCTCAGTAATTTCAAAATTTGTTGGATTTACTTTGAATCTTTTCCCTGGACTTAAATCATAGGAAATGTAATATTGATAACCAACAAAAATTAGCTCATAGAACTCTGTTAATAGCAGTTCTTTATCATGCTTATTTTTGTAAAAGATATCAAAAGTCAGCACTAATTCAAAAGGACGAAAACTAGCATTAGCTTCTCTGCTACCGTTCGTCCCTTCAAAATCTTCGTAATTCACTTCATACACTGGTGCTTGACGTTTGATTTCTTTACATACAATTTTTTCTTTTCTTTGCGGATCAAACAACTTCCCATTTTGATTGAACTGTAATTTGTAAAACAATTATCAAACACCTCCATTCGTATATCGAAGTTTATTCAAATCAGAGCCCATATAATGATTAGCAGCTTGTCCAATGTCAGAAGACTTGAGACTTAAATCTTTTCCAAGAATCGCTCTAAGAATCATCATTAACTCATTATGCTGTTTTTGTTGCTGTTTAATCAAAGTTACAAGCTCTGCTGAATTATCAGCTGTATTTGTAGTGTTGGAGCGTTTCTTGTCATCGCCAGAAAGAAAAGCTAATGCTTGACCCATCAATTCAATAGCTCTTGTTTTTCTTGTCAATGGAATAACCATTTCTGGTTTATTTCCTTCTCCCGCTCGATATAGTCCGTCTTTGGTAATCAATCCGCCATTGGCATATCCATGTCCTTTCCCGATAACTTGCAACATACCTGCAATTCCGTAACGTTTCTTAGCATAATTGATTGCTGCTAACATGTTATCAAATCCGTTCATAATATTTCCGTGACCAGGAAAAGCGTTAGCTGCAAAAGTTCCGGGTTTCGTTTGAAGTAATCCTGTTGCATTGCCTTCAGCAAGCCCATCATTGCCGCCGATTGCTTTCTCATTACCACCAGATTCCGTTTGGATTTGGGACATCCAGGCATTTATATAAGCTGCTGTAGCTGGTAATCCATTCATTTTCAATGCTTTAGACACATAAGAACGCCAGCGTGCAACACCACTTCCTCCAACTCCTCCATTGAATATATCGCCAGACCCCATCGAACCGTTTAAATGAATATGATCGAAGTGATCGCCATCTGGCCAATTCGTCCATTGTCCGCTTGACCCTGTTCCAGATAATCCCATGCGGTCACGTACACGTCCATTCGTAATGACATACGCAATTTTTGAAGGGAACTTTTCAAAAGCGTAATTTGCTGCTGCTGTATATCTCGGATCTCCAGATATACCTGGATAAGCCAAGTCGATAGCTTGCCGTTTTCCGTGATAGTAGGCGTCTCCTGCTCGATATCCAGAAGTTACTGTAAGTCCGGGGAACTTACCCATTACTTTCTGTGCAACATCAACTAAATATTGATAAACACCATTGGCATTTACTGCACCATCAAAATTGCCATGAGTGAAGAATTCACTTAATTTTGATTGAAGCATTGTATTTGCAGCTTTGGACATTAATGACGTTCCTGATTTAGTCATATCAAGCCATGGTTCATTAATACCTGAAAAGTCAACTTTGCTAGTTAAGAATTCTAACATTCTTTTTTCATCATCTAACAAATCAACAATATCTAAATTGCCAATACCTTTTTCGTAGTGTGGAATATTTAAACGTTCCTTTAATTTCTTTGTTAAAGAAGCATTTAAGACCTGAGCACCTTTAGGCAAATTAACAAGAAGGTCTCTACCTTTGGCAATAAAACCACGTCCATCTGGCATCTGAACATATTCTTCGTGAACTAGGCCTTTTTGATCATTAATCATAGCAAGTCCACCAGGATGTCCATCAGTTCCCTTAGCGTATTGTGGAATTGGCCAGTTTCCGATATTCTTACTTGACTCGACTTCCTTAAGCACATAGTTAACTCCCGATATAACGCCATTAACCCCTTTGCCCATACCACCAACCATTGTATTAGCGACATTGTTCATTGTTGTAGAAAGAGAATTACCTAACGAATTCATTCCGTTTATTAAAGATTGCAACAAGAATGTCCCTGCATTGTAAAAACCACCGCTTTTAGAACGAAGGTTGTTAATCGAATCGTTACCAAGCTGATTTACACGGGCTATGAATGATCCATACAATGAATTCCAACCATTAAGATTATTTTGCTGCCACATTCGGCCATTGTTGTACATAGGAGTGTTGTAGTTTCTAAGCGTAACCATTGCTTGATTACAAAATGAATTGATTGTAGCAATAAATGTCCCAGTTAAACTATTCCATCCATTCAGTAAGTTCTTATTCCATGTTGCTCCTTGCGTATAATTAGGATTGTTTTGAAGTTTTAGCGCATTGAGATAGTTTGTAATAAAAGCCATTTCACTATTCATATATTGAGGAACCGCTGAGTTCCAACCATTCATTAGATTAGTTAACCATTGAGCTCCAATTCCTAGATACTGATCTGATTTTCCTGAAAGACTGTCCGGAATAATCGGATCGGCAACTTTTGTTTCATCTGATAGTTTAGTATCTTTAGCGTTAGGCATTCCTGCCATCAGTTGAGTTCTCAATACCGTCGTTAGCTCGTTAATAGCTAAAATTAAAGCATCTAAGTTTAGCGTAGATGAAACCGTCGTTATGTTTCCTATACCATCAGCATATTTAGGTACTAGACGTTTAGTTTTAGTGGCGTTCAGTACTTTCGAACCTCTTGGTAAGTCTAAAACGACATTACGTCCTTTAGGTATAAAAGCTTCTCCGCTTGGCAAGGTTATAAGCTCTTCATAAGTAGGTCCTTTTTGATCGTTTACCATAGCTGCTCCGCCAGGATGGAAGTTCGTTCCTTTAGCATTAGGCATAGGACCTATAAAGTCAGCTGATACAGTTTTAGTAATTTTATCTGGTATTTTTGTTTGGAAGATGTTGAACGCTTCAAATGCATCTTTAGCAGCTTGTGAAGCCTCATCGTGTCCTACTGCAGTTTTATCATTAGGAAAAATATTTTTGTTGTAATTCTCTATAGAGCTTTTAGCCCCACTGATTGCCTCTTTTAAATTAACGTTATCTCCATATAGAGTTTTAAGAAGTGGCATAACTTTGTTATATTCTTCTACACTTACAGTCCCGTCTTTCACTTTAGCCAGTAAATCAATATTATTACCAAGCAAGTTTTTAACTGTGTCTGGAATTGCTTTCCATGCATTCCATGATTCTTCTGAAGCGAATATTTTGTTTGCTAAGTCAGTATTGTCAGCTAACATATATTTTTGATTATCTGGTAATTGAGTCCATCTTCCGTATATTTCTTCTGAAGATAAAACAGTGGTAGCTAAATCTTCGTTATCTGCAAGTAATCTTTTCTCATTATCAGGAAGGTTTACCCATTGATTCCACATTCTGTCAGATGATAAAAGAACCTCTGTAAATTTAGTATTATTAGCTGAAAGAAACTTTGCATTAGATGATAACTGATTCCAACGTTTAAACATTTCTTCTGAATTAAAAAGTTTTGTAGAAAAATCTGAGTTATCTAATAACAATTCTTTTGTGGGGTTATCTAATTGAGCCCAACTATTTAATTTTTCTTCTGATCCATCGATAGCATCGTATACTTTATACGCATTCAAATCTAAATCTTTCACTTGAAGTTTGTAAGTATCCCATAGTCCCAAATTCATGAGAGTTTCACCCATAACTTCAGGAGTATTTGAAGTTAGGATTGCTTCTTTAGAAGGAATATCTAACTCATTCCATTTACCAGCATTTTCTAAAGCCTTGTATACATTTTTAGAACACTCATCTTCTAATAATGCTTCTTTTTCTTTCCATTCCATATCATCCCAATAGCCATTTTGTACTGCCGCTATGGAAATGACATCTTTTGCATTCGTTGTTAGTTTCGCATCATGAACAACAGGTTTCAGTTCATTCCATTTAGTGAAATCCTTCGTTGCTTCATTCACTACTTCTTGTACATTAGTTTTTACTTTTCCTGTTTTTTCGTCTAAAACTAAGCCATTCCAAGTTGATCCAGCATGCGTAGCCTCATCAGCTACCATACCAAGTTGTTCTGCATTTTTTTCGGCATTATCTGCTATTTCATCCGATGTTTTCTTCGCTTGGGCTAAAATCTTTTCATTACTTTCGAGAAAAACCTTTGTATACTGACCAGTATTGTCCATAGCAGCTGCCGTTTTGCTAAATAATTGACCATTTGATAAACTCACTTCGTTAATCAATTGTGGATATTTATTTGTTATAGCAGCTATTTGGCTATCGAATCCTTGATTTGTAGTTTTGATGTAATCATTCATTTCATCTTCTAATGCATCAATGAATTCTTTGCTTACTCCCTTTTCCTTTAAAGCCGCCTTTTTTTCTTCAAGCATTTGTCTATAATTTTCGGTAGTTGCAGCTTTTTGTTTCGCTAAAGATTGTAACCACGTCTTCGCTTCTTCTTCTGTAGCCTGTGCAACATCACCATTCATGGCTGATAGTATCTTTTTTCTGTCTTTAGCAGAAACATCGAGCGTATCCACATACGCTTGAGAAGTTCCTTTCATTAGATCCTGTATCTGTTGTAGTTCTGAAACAGTCAAGTCTCTGTTCTGATTTGCGGCTCTTTCTCTGATTTTTTTTATTTCTTCATTGTTGTCTTTTATTTTAGAAAGAGATTGCCCTAAGGTTTCTTCTTCTGATTCAGCTACTTCTTTCATGGCATCCTGAACTGATTGAGGTAGCCCTTTTAGTGCATCGTCTAATGCCTTTATTCTACCTGTTAAAGATGTTTCTAAAGATGTTCCAGCGGTTGCGAAATTAGCCGCCATATTATTCGCATCATCAACAGTAAATCCTTCTTTGAGAAGCCCGAATTGACCATTTGCACCTTCAATATTCTTCTGTACTCCGTCAAGAGTACTATCTATTTCCTCACCGACATCTGTTCCCCATTGCTTTACTCTTTGCGAGGAATTCCATGCTTCTTCACCAAATAATTTCCATGCTCCATAGCCAACTGCTAGTGCGCCACCAACGCCAACAATACCAAGCAGAGCAGGACCTAATAAACCTAGTGATGTTGTCATTGCGCCTATTCCGCTGGCGCCCGCAGCAGTACTTGCAGCACTAGCTGTTTTTCCCATCATAGGGACTAACCCGCCAATACCTCCAGCTCCTGCTGTCTTTGCAGCTGCAGCACCAGCTGTTGTTACCGACGATGCAAAGGCATCCATAGCCTTCTTTTCTGCTGCTTTCGCTGCTAAATCAACAAGGCTTTTCGTCAATCTTCCAGTAGTTGAAGTAACTTTACCTATTACTGAAGTACCAGTTCCTAAAAGCTTCAGCGCTGGACCAGCTGCTGCTGCTAATCCAACCCATTTGATAATGTTTCTTTGTTGATCATCACTCATAGCCGAGAAAGCTTTCGCCATATTCCCTAAGTTTTTTATCAATGGTTTCGATACACTTAGACCATCACGCAACGCGTCTACAAATGGACCTCCAAGATCGATTGCTGTATCAATCACTTCGTTTTTCAACATCTTTAGCTTTGATTCAGTTGTTTCGTATCTTTTATTAGCTTCATTTGTTAAAGCTGTATTTTGTTTCCACGCGCCGTTTCCTTTTTCAATTGCTCCTTTGAATATGTCACTAGCATTTGCAGCTCTCAATAAACTGTCGCGTAGTCGAACTTCTTTTATATCCATGTCATCCAGAACTTTGATTGCTGAAGTCCCATGTTTTTCTGAATCTTTCAGCCCTTGAATGAACTTGATGATTGCTTCTGAAGGATCACTCTTGAACAACTTCTGGAATTGTTCACTTGTAACACCTGCCACATTCGCAAAATTTTCAAGCGAACTTTTCGAATTGTCCGCTTCTTTATACATTTTCTTTAAATCAGATGAAGTGAATCCCATTTGCTCTGATACTGCTTTTAACGATTTTCCACCGTCTCTCACAGCATTTACTAAATTAACCCACGGAACACCTTGTTCTTCTGCCATCTGTTTCAGCTGATCAAAAGCGCCAAATCCTTTTTCTACAGCTAGTTGCATCTGGATCATGACCTTCGAAAAGGCAGACCCACCTGCTTCAGCTTCGACACCAACAGAGGATAGAGCAGTAGCAAATCCTAGAATTTCGCCTTGGCTCATTCCAATCTGTTTACCAGCACCCGCTAACCGCAGTCCCATTTCAGTGATTTCTGATTCGGTTGTAGCAAAATTGTTACCTAGATCAACAATGACTGATCCTAATTTATCAAAGTCTTTTTGAGACATTTGGGTTATATTAGCAAATCGTGCTAAAGAAGTTGCCGCAGTTTCAGCCGACATATTAGTCGATTCACCCATGTCTATCATCGTTTTAGTGAAGCTAACTACGTTTTCAGTCTTTATTCCTAATTGCCCAGCGGCTTCGGCTACATTTGCTATTTCTTGATGGCTACCAGGTAATTGGGTGGCAAGATTACGCAGACCTTTCTCTAAGTCGCTATAGGAATAAACTACGTTCCCATTCGAGTCTACAACTTCATCATTAGTCTTTTTTACACCTGCAAAAGCACTTTCCCATGAAATAGCTGCACTAGTAACAGCAGTTGCACCTGCCACTATCGGAGCTGTTACTCCAACAGTTAGGGCAGATCCTATCCCAGAAACTCCTTTACCAAAGGCTTCAATTTTTTTCTCAGAATTAATCAATACATCAGAATTAGCCTTTAGTTTCCCCGTAAACCCTTCCGTTTCCACTTTCATCCGAGCAATCTGTCCAACAGTTGTTTTCATCTGAGATTCGTAACTTGCTGTTCTAGCTGTTGCTTGATTCAATTGATTAGCGTATTTAGCAGTCGAAGCAGTAGCGTTTCCGTTAGAGTCAAAACTATCCTTATAAGCCTTAGTGAGCAATTCTACTTGCTTTTCATTTGCTTGTAGAACTCCGCCTAAACCAATGTATTTTGCTTGTAAAGCACCGAGAGAATCCCCTGAAGAGTTCATTACTTGCATCTGTGATTTCATTGCTTTCATTTGATGGTTAACAGCGTTTTTAGCTCCGGCTAGACCTTTTGAAAAGGCTGAACTGTCTAAGTCTAGTTTGATAATCATATTGCCTAAAGGTTTTCCATTTGCCATATGTTTACCTCCTCTCTACATGGATTTCAAGAAGTCTTTAAGATCAACTTCTTTTTGTTTCTCTTTCTTAGGCGAAGTGCACGCAATTTTCATCATCATTTCAAAGGAATTATCTTCTATGTCAGATAGTGACCATCCCGCTTTCACTAACTCTCTGCATAGGTTTAAGTACATTTCTTCTGCTTCTTCGGGTGTTACTTTTTTGCGTCTGGGTCTGGATTGCTTTCAATCCCCATTACTTCTCCTAGGATGTCGTCCAATGTGCTCATTACCTTCTCAGATGGTAAGCCATCAAGAATTTGTTCAGCTGTCAATTTGCTATCCCTGAAGATACCTACAGCAAAATCCAAATAAATGTCTAAACGATTCCAAATCATTACTCCATCTTCATTTAGCTTTTTGATTGTTTCTAAAGCTTTTCGATAATCTTTCCCTGTTGTGTCTATGTTTTCATAGACTTTCTTTCCTGATTCTTCTTTCAATTCAATTCTTACTTTTGCCATTTAGATTCCTCCATTATTTTCCAAATAAAAAAGCTAGTCCGAAGACTAGCCCGCTGCTTTTTCAATAACTGTAATAGTACATTTTGCTACTTTACCGCCATCCGTAGTAGTAAATGAAACTTCTGTAGTTCCGCCAACTTCAGCGTCTGTTTTTACTGTAACGTTGCCTCCAGTAACCGTAGCTACAGCTGTATTCGAACTGCTCCAGTTTCCTGTTTTGTCTGTTGCATTTGCTGGTGTTACAGTAGGAGTTAATTTTAAGGTTCCGCCTTGTTCAACTTCAGCTGTCGTTTTATCCAACGTCACACCAGTAACTGAAATTGGAAGAGTGGTGAATGCAGGAATATCTACTTTTACTGATTCTTGACCTCCGACCACACGCGTAGCTTGATAATCTCCTTTAGCAACTTGAGTATTTGCTGCAATTCCAGTAATAGAAAGTGGACTTTCACCCTCTGCGACTTTTGTAAATTCAGTACCATTTTTTTTATAGATTTTAAATGTATCTGGCATAGTTATCCTCCTAACTTAATTCAACTGTTGCCCCATTAATAGTGGGAGTGATTGCTCCAACAACGGGGCTAGTTACTCCCCCGCTGTAGGAAATACCATCTCTTTCAAAGCAGTAATAGAAGCTTCTTCGTCTCCAACATATTTTGCGACTGTTTGGCCTTTAGCATCACCTTCAACATCATTGGCAATCGCTGAAAATACATATTCTTCTGCTTCTGGTTCGAAAGCTTCATTTGTCGTAGTGTTAAGATTAATAGATTCCCGACTGAATTTTCCTTTGAACATCGCAAGCATCGCTGTATCGCCGTTCAAATCCTCCGATTCCATCAAAATTGCACAATATGGTGGCTCAGTATCTTCTCCTAAGAAGCTAATTTTGTTTGTATCAGTTTTGTAACCAAGAATTTTGTCATTTACTTCTGTTGGTAAATCTAACAATCCAAAAGTAGCTGAAACATCGCCTGTTCCTTTTTGAGAGACATAGTAAGCGATGTTCGATCCGTAAACTTTTGATGGTTCTTTTGATAGCCCACTGATTTCAGCAGATACAGTTGCTCCTTCGTCTTGTTTACCTTCAATTACATATAAATTTGCTGCTGGAATCTTCCCTGTGCTGTCAAAGACCCCGATTGTCATTTTTTTGAATCCTACTAAAGTCATAAAATTTTCCTCCTAATTTTGGGTAATAAAAAAAGACACGTTGTTTTCGTGTCTTAATTTCTAATATTCGGTATCATAAATTTTTGTATTTCCTTCGTAACGGCGCGCATCTACAAAGCGTTTTGTTTCAGAAAAATATTCATCTAATCCTTTCCCGGAAATTTGGCCAAAGCCTAGTTTTTTCATCTCTTTTTTTATCTCATATTGAATCTGCTTACATGTTGTTCTATATTTCGATTCAACGTCAATCTGTATCATATGCTCCACAGAAAGCTCTTTGTTACTTCCGTGGTACGCTTCGTTAGGTGTATCTACAGGACGAATTGTGATCATTGGACCTGTTTTATCGGCGGTTTCAGGCTGCTCATAAAATTTAATACGATATTGTTCGGTATTCTCGTTGTAGGTCATTGAATGAATATACTCATTCAAACAAAGAGCCTCGTAAATGATATTAAGCATATCTTTCATAAACTCTTTTTAACCTCCTCCCCTACAGCATCAAAGTACAACGGCTCGGAATTCTTAAGTGATTTTGTTATTACACCGAATCCTCTCGGTCTAATTTGTTTGCCCTTTCGTGTATATCCCCATTCATTCAAATGAATGATTCTATATCGTTGATGTGGACCATTCCAACCGATTTCAGCTTCTGCCTTGTAATCTCTATACGTAGCGTTCTTGCGAACAACCTCATCGATCGTATAACCTTTGTCTTTAAAAACGGTCATGTCCGTTTGCAACTGTTTTTCTACTTTTTCAGCGCCAACATTGATTGCTTTTTTTGTTAATGTCTTAGTTTTCTTTTCTCCAAACTTTTTCTCTAAAGCTTGGATTGTTTCTTGAACGCCTTCAAACTTTACGTTACTCATCGTTTATCACCGCTAATAAAAGTGTGACAAACTCATTTGAGGCTAAATCATGTCGTACTTCCACGATATTCCATCTGAGTCCGGAATATCGATAATCAATTATTTCTGCGAAATCTTTATTGTCCGGAGTATACTTTTTTCTCGGATCACGCATCACCAGAGTGACAGCCAACTTACTATCTAATCCATTCAAAACTTCAAGGTCCTTCATTGATGGATCGTATATTTCAGCTCTTGTTTTATACAATATTTTTTCCTCATCATTACCGGGTTCAGGCCCATTTGAAGGTTTATATTGATAAAAGAAAACTTTTGTATTTAATTTTCTTGTACTAGACCTTTTCAGTGGACTCACCTTCTTTGAATACTTTATAACTCGCTTTGAGTTGAAGAATAAGAGAGTTGAAGCCTAAATCATACTCTCTTAAACCTCCAGTTGCATTCGCTGTTTCAATGGTAGCTGAGCGTGCATGATAGTAATGATCCGTCAGCATCAAGATAGAAAGGTTTAAAAGATCTGTGGAATCGTTATCTGTTTCATAAAAAGAAGGCTTATCTTGTCCGATAGCTCCTTTGATGTATGCAATAGCAGCTGCCGCAGATCGTTTAATGCCAGTATTATCGTCAGAAAAATCTTCACGAATCGCCTCTTTAATTTCTTCTAAATCTTGTTCATTTTTAGGATCTAGAATCATGAATACACCGCCTAACTAAGTTCGATAGTTGCCCCATCTGCAGTCGGGGTCACTTTCCCGACGACTGCCGGGGCTACGCTTTTTTTATCGTAGCTAGACGGAATGCTGACGCTAGTTTGATTTGATGATCGAACCATGCTGTGACAACAAACAAATTAACACCTGTTTTCACGTCTTTATCTTGTTCGTACGTCGCACCGATATCGTAGTTAAAGTGTGAGTATGAAAAATCTCCGATAACAGGGGTAACAGCAGCATCAGTAAAGATTACTGGTTTACCTAAAATTTGTTCAGGTTGTGCTGTATAAAGAGTGGCACTTCCGTTAGCTAGGGTTTCGATGATATTTAAATAATCGGCATATTTCATCATGATTTTTGCATTTTCACGATAGTCTTCGTGTAGATCAGCAATAGCAGCTTTAATTGCTTTGTATAAATCTTCACCTTCGATTTTTTTAATGTTTACTTCCGTTTCGTCATAAAAACTCATATGTTCTTCGCCAGTTTTAGGAGTTGTAGCAAACGCAACTTTACGCTCTTTTGCAGCTACACCAGACTGTAAATTACGCTCTACAGTTGAAACTAAATTCGTATTTGTTCCAGCTAAGATAGTTTCAGAAATACCAGTAAAAACTTTAAACTTATGACGTCCAAAAGCTACTGTATCCCCTTTTGCTTTCAGTTCTTTTGCTGTCTCCATATCTGCAATAAAATCATCATCATCCAATGTGAAAGAAACTTTTGGAATTTCTAGATTAGGAATATTTGTGATAGCTGAAACATCTCTTAATGGATTTTTTACAATCGGTTCAGAGATAATGTCGGTAGCTACTGTTTTAGGTAAGAATTTCCCACCTTTTGATGCATCATCATCGCCTAATACTTGTAAAACATCTGATGGAACAGCTTCTTTTGCAATGGTTTTGCGAATCAATTCTGCTTTTGCATCAATTACTTTTTGTTTAGGATTTTCAGAAGTAGTAAATTGTCCTTTTAACAAATTAGCCTTTTGTTCTGCTTCCATTTGGTCGTGTTGAGTTTTGATAATATCGAAACGTTGCTGTAAATCATCTTTTGATTTTTGCATTTGAACTAACTCTTCAGCGCTCGTCCCTGGATCTGTTGCTTTTTGCATAATCGTATCGTTTTGTTTTTGAATTTGCTGTCCTAATGTAGCTAAATCTTGTTTTAATTCATACAGTGTTTTCATTTATAATCCTCCTAGAATTGTGCCTATCAAGGCTTTGTTTTGTTTTGCATGTTCAACGATTTTTTCTATTTTTTCTTGGTCTCTCGAGTCTTCTTGTCTAGAGTCCAAAAGTTTTTCTGGAATTTTTTGATACGTTTCAAACAGTTTTTGACTGATTGAAGCTGTAACTTGATTAGCTGACTCAACCACATCGCAAAGACCGTAATTGTATGCTTCTTGAGCAGACATCCAAGTTTCTTCGTCCATAATTTGTTTTATTTTTTCTTCTGTTAACTTTTCACCAGCTTTTGCTAAATACGTAACTACAGAAGATTCAGCTATTTTGTCCAAATCATCTGCTTGTTTACGTAGCTCTTTGGCATTTCCCATTGAAATTGTCCAAGGATTGTGGATCATTAACATGCTGTTCTCAGGCATAATGACTTCATCACAGCTTGCTACAATCACACTGGCAATTGATGCCGCTAAAGCATCCACATGAGCTACAACACGTGCTTTGTGCTGTCGCAACATATTTCCAATTGCAATTCCTTCAAAAACAGAACCACCTGGTGAATTTATGTGAAGATTAATCTGGCTAACTTCTCCAAGCTCCTTCAAATCTTTTTGAAAACTTGCTGCAGTAGTGTCTGTGTCGTCCCATTTGAAGGAGACAATTTCTCCAAATATAAAAACATCTGCTTCATTTTGATTAGCAGACTGTTTGCATTCCCAAAACTTTTTCATTTCAACCCTCCTTTCAAGGCAAAATAAAAAAGACCTAACTATTTTTAGTTACGTCTGTTTCACTAGATTTATTCGATTTTCTTAATGTTGGATCCATTTCTTGCGGATACATATCACCTGAAATCCATAGATCAGCAGCTTTTCCACCTCGTGGAGGCATTTCTTCTAACATTCTTGCCTCGTCAGGAGACATCCAACCATCGCGTATTCCGCCATGGTAAAACTTTTGACGTGCATCACTGTCTCCACGAAGTAATCCCATCATGTTAAATTTAAAATAATAACCTTTTATTCTTTCGTTTTTTTGAAGTATTTTCTTATTAAACTCTCTTTCATATTGCTTCACAATCGGAGTAAGTGTCATATTAACGAATAGTTGCATCAATTGTTCATTTGAAGAAAAGCTGCTACTGTCAGAGTTCAAGAAAATGCTAGGAACGTTATAAACATTAGCAATACGATCTCGAGTAATTTCTTCAGTGATTTTCATGTCAGTTGCTACAAAGTTCCGTTTCATTTCTTCAATAGTTACACCCGGTTCTTGGAAAAGCACGCCACCGTTTTCTTCATAGAAACGTCTAAAATCTTCCACAACGGCTTTTCTTTTTTCTTCATCAACGCTAGTGGCATAAGTTAAAATGAATGAATCTCGTAAGGATTGCATTTCTTTTAAAGAAAATTCACGAACCGCTTTATCAAAATCATTTGAATTTTTTAATACTTGGATTGGACTTATTCCCTTCCAATTTCCATTTCCCGCAATATGTCGTACATGAATAACATCAGTATTATGAAAATAGAATGTTTTGCCATCATTATTCACTTGATACCATAATTCTTTACTATCCTGTTCAATTACCGGTTCAACATAATTTGGATTGAAAGGGACCAATGTATCAAATTGCCCTCTAAAGTCTCTAATAATCAAAGCATAGCCGTTTCCATTTGTATTCCTGCTAACTTCAAGTACATTAATTATTTGGTCCAAAGTTTGATTTTTGTTAGGAAAATATATTAATCGGTCCATAGACTCATCAAATTGTTGATCGTAATTCAGATATTTTTTGAATGGTAGACTAGACAATGTATTACTTAAACGAGATACGACCGAAAAAATATTTTCATTGGTTTCAAGAGTTGAATTTTCTATTCCAAAAAAAGTCTTACCAAACCAAGCCTTGAAATTACTACTAGTTGAGTAATCTTTTATAATTGCCTGTTTGATAAATTTTGGAGTTACCCTATTAACCACTTTTTGAAACTTATTCATTATTTACCTCCCCTCATCATTTCTCTGACGCTTATAAAACCAATGGTTCCGCTCTGTTTAGATTTTGTAGCAAACATTTCAACTACGCTGACATGACTATTCAATACAGCGGCAAAGCCATCTATTTTTCTATTTTTTGATTGTTTAGTAGGCATCCAGTTATTATTTCTATCTTGCACTAACTTTACATTCGATAAATACCAGCGAAAAATTTTCTGCCGGTTATAAATGACCTTGCCATCTAAAAAGCGTTCTTTTAGATCCTTCATCGGACCGCCAAGAGTTGTAAAACCTTGAATAGCTTCTTCCATCACAAACCCGTAGTCAATCATTTGCCGATTCAAAATCAAACTGTTTCTCCTGTCATATCTGATTTTCAGTATTTTATATTTTTTTGATTGTTCAACAAACCAGTCAAAAACAAACTGGTAATCGACATAACTGCCTGGTGTCACAGTTAGATCACCTGATTTTATCCAAGCATCCAACCGTTGTTTATTATTGTCGTTGTTATATCTCTCTTGCGAAATCCAACTATGTTCTAGAACTGCTATTTCTCCAGTTTCGTAAATAGGAAATTCTAAATTAGCCGACGTGAAATCTTGTGTTTCTGATAAATCATATCCTCCAACACATTCTTCACCTTCCATGATTTCCCAATCAATTATTTTGTTATTCTTATTGATTGTCTGCATATCTAGAAACGATAGTTCGTCTATATCAGAAAATAGATTGAACTGCTTAGTAATCCAGTCCGCTCGTTCCTGGGGACTATTACGCTCTGTTTTCCAATCAGTTACCAAATCAACAAATGACATCAATCCGATATTTGGATTAGCTTTGATCCAATTTCTTGGATCATCCGCTTCAGAAACATCATCTAGCTTTGCTACAAAATAAAAAACTCGTTCATCTAGTCCATCTTCGAGATGTTCTAAACAATCGAGTGCATTGTCATAATATTGCATAAGCGGCCCATCAAGAACATAACCAGCTGTAGTTATATATACGATCAGCGGTTGTCTTCGTGTACCACGAGATTTTTTTATGACATTGATCAATTTGAAATTAATGAATTCATGAATTTCATCAAAAATCGCAAAATGAGTGTTTAAGCCATCCAGCTTTTTACTATCAGATGCTCGAGCTTCCATTTTAGAGAAAGTAGCCTCATCTTTAATTAAGGATCTTTGTGGCTTATATTTTTTATCCAAACGCGGCGATTGTTTCACCATTTCTTTGGTTTTATCGAACAAAATAGAGGCTTGATCTTTTGCATTGGCCAACACATAGACATTGGCACCTTGTTCATGATCATATCCAAGCATGTAAGCAGATAGCCCACTGATAAGAGATGTCTTTCCATTTTTACGACCAACGAATGTCAAAGCTTCACGAAAACGTCGAATTCCTGTGTCTTTATGAATCCATCCGAACATCGAACCGATGATAAAATGTTGCCATGGTTGCAAAATAAATCGGTCAAAGTCACCTTCAGTCGGGCGGCAATTATCTTCAATAAAACGAATGGGACGATGTCCAATTTCTTCATCGAAAATCCACGGAAATTCTTCTGTTCCTTGCCGTTCTAAATCTAATACATGACGTTTAGCAGCCAGGATGTTTTCTTTACTCGCTGGTATAGATCCATCAATCAATCGTTCAGCGTACCAAGTAGTCAACAGTTCAGGATATGGTTCTAATAAGATTCCTCCCCATGTAGCTTGTTCTTCTTTGTAATCAGCCCACCATCTTTCAAGTTCTGAATATGATAATGACATCAAGTCCATTCATCATCATCCTCGCTTTGAGCCATTTTTATAGCTAATTTAGCTCTTGCTGAAGGCGATAATCCTAAATCACTTCCAAAGGATCGCATGTTTTTTGAACAAGTGTCTAATTGTTTGATTAAAGGATTACCTATTCCTTCTGGATCATCTTTTTGCGCCTTAGCTGCTTGTTCTTGTAAAGTTAAATGTTCGGAATACCAATAACAGTACATCGCTAATGGATAAACATCACCATTTGTTATTAATTCAATTTCGAGTAATTCCTCTTTAAGAAAATCAAATGCTTTCTTAGCGTTTTTGTTTAACCAGCCAGGAGCTCTAATATTGTCACTTTTCATTTGCAATCTTTCTTCAGCTTCTGCGCGCTTCTTCAATTCATTAACGTTCTTTTTATTGGGATTTTTTTGTAAGAGCTGTAATTTTGCACTTTTTGCTGGTTGCGGCATTTTATCACCTTCTTTCATGGTAGAATTAAAAATAAAAACGGAGTGAAAGTTATGATTACAATCAAAGATACTCAAGCAATGGAAGAACATTTAAACAGGACTTACAGTGATACCCGGACATCTAGAATGTTTGGGATAATGCTCGCGCGTCCTCATTCTCTAAATGCTTCATTCATAAAAGATAATTATTGTTACTGGAATGAATTTTCAGGGAAAGATATTGATATTTTTTGGGCTGGGTATGGAGCATATAATCCCGAAGACAAAGACTTAATACAGGTTGAGGTGTCTGGTAATCCTCATTATTTACAGTTCAGCAATAAATCATTTCTTGAAGTAAAAAACGCTATAAAGAAAGTAATTCCGAAGTTAAAGTATACTGATACTTACCCTATTTTAGTATTGGTAGATTATAAACAAGGTAAGATTTGCTATGAAGATGCAATTGTTCTTAAGCTTGTAGATGATAAGGAACAAATCGAAACTAGTATTAATAGTACGATGGAATTTATACTAAATTTAGTAAGTGATTCTGGTTCTGTATCTGATTTTCATAAACTTGTTATTAAATGCGTAAATCAAAAAAATAAAATCAATATTACAGATAAAGTCCTGAATATTGCTAGTCTCGTGCTACAGTAAAAATATTGAAAAGCGGTATTTGTGTGAAGGAGGGAGCTCACCGGTCTTGGCGCCCTCCTGTTTCTACTTTTCTAAATAGGGGGGCTACTTGTCTTTACTTCTTCTAAATTCTATTTCCACTCGTAAACTCTCACACGCTAATCTAGGTGTCGCTAAAACTTGGTGATTAGTCTCACGAGATGCATAGGTTGATTCTATAATTACAGTTCCGTCCAAAACATCTGTTTTTAATTTATTAATTCCTTCAATGAGATGATCTAAAGACTCAATCTGTTTATTTTTTGCATTACTCTCTTGTTGCATAGAACTTCACTACCTTTCTCTTCGTCTTAACTTTCTTTTCTCCTCCTGATCTCTCAGGATGTTCTTTGTTATGGCAAGCAAGGCAAACAAGTTCTAGGTTATCTATGTCCCAGAACTTAGTTATATCTTCTCTTGCTTCGATTATGTGATGGACAACTACTCCTCTTGTTATTATCCCTCGACGTTGACACTCTTGGCATACACCAAAGTCTCTTGCTATAACTAGTTCTCTAAGCTTCCTCCACTTGTTCGTCTTATAGAGTTTGTCTATCTCGTCTCTAGGCCTAGCTTCTTTCATTTACATATCTCTCTTGTTCTTTCTAAACATTATTCATCCTACCCACTTTCTCTGTTTCTTTTGTTATATAAGTACTAACCAACGCTCGCTGCACTTGAAGAACACCGTCCATTTCTAGTTCAGTAACATCAAGCCCAAGTCTTTCTTTCAAGAATTTAGCATTGTGTTCAGCTTTAATAGTTTGCTCAGCGATGAAATAATTTAGTGCAGCTACTTCATCCATCTTTAACCCCACCAAACTAATGATGTTCATGAATAAGTTAGCTAGTTCATCCATATCTTTCTCTGCTCTTATCTTCTCAATCAATTTGATGTAATCATAGTTATCATTCATTTGATGTACCTCTCAATGTTTTGTTGAATATATTCGTCTTTCCAATATCCATGGCCGCAGTAACGAAGATTGTACTTATCGATCTCATTTGGTGTGGCTTCCCTAGTCATTTCAATGATGGAGTATTTCTTTTTAATTTGGACTGATTGAACAACCCTGATTGGATCATCTGTATTTGGCTGTGGATACCTATTCGTTAGTGATACATACCAGTAGTTTCTCATTTGACTTTTCTCCTTCTGCGAAAAGGAATAACTTCATTGTTTTCCTTTCGTTTATATGTATCGCTCTTTATTGGTCTTCTATACTCATATACTTTTTCGCCATTACCGTTTTGCACAATGATTACTTCACGCTTCTGTTCTAAGTATTGCGGTCTACACATTGTTGTTACCTCCTTTACGCAAAATAAAAAGACCACTCGCTGAGTGGTCTTCATTATCAATTCCTTAAACTCATAAACCGATCATATGCTTCTTTATCTTGGATCAATTTGAAGTATTCAATATCCCTTTCCGCAATAAGTTCGTTATATTTTATCTGATCTTTTTTATTTGAACCATTTATAGAATTTTTGATTAACTCAGTTAATGGCTCGCCAATTCCTTTTTTGAAGTTAAATCCAATAAGCTGAAGAACATTTAAAGTATTTATGGATAGCAGTGACTCAAATGCATCCAAAGATTCAATTAATTTTATTGTCTTTAATCGCTCTTCTACTTCTTGTGTTTCGGCTAATTCTTCAAGAAATTTTTTCATAATTGGTAAAACAGTTGAGGAAATATACTTCAGATCGTCTTCACTCAATTTTTGTGCGATGAATTCTTCTTGGTAAGATTTTGCTATGGCTTCTAACTCCTGTTTATCATCAAGCAATTCATAAATCATATCGTTCATTTCAGCAATTATTTTTTTATCATCTCTGCTTTGTTTTACAGCTTTAAGTTTTGATGAAATTGATGTTGCTGTAGTTTTTAGTGCTACCTCGGTAAGCCTCGCGCTTAGTTCAACTAATTGTGGATCCATTTGTTTTTCCCTCTTCTCAATCTTTTTGTTTAAATTATAACAAATAGACTGTTTCGGTAAAGGAGAATCTAAATAAAAATTATCTACTTGACCCCAAGAGGTATCCATTAATGACACAGCCATTTCTAATCCTCCTTTGTGCAAAATAAAAAGACCACTCAATGAGTGGTCTAATATGTAATAGCAACTTGCACCAAAGTTGGAATTGAACCAACAGCCCGCCCTAATAGGTTCTACCACGGACCTCACCTAGATTCAGAGATTTGAACTCTACGACACATCAGGTATTTATGTCTACCAAGTGCAAGCTACTTAAGTCACTGGCAAGGAATCGAACCTTGCATGGTTGCCGAAGCATTGACCTAGCACACATGCTTAGCGTCTACCCTTTCCGCCAAAATGACATAATGACAATAGACAGCAACGGATGATAGATAATAAGAACAATCAGAAGGAGTTGAAATTCACATCCTTATTCTTAATATTTCCGCTGCTGTCTATCGAAGCTTAATTGTGAAACAATAATAAAACGATGTTCCTTTTATTATTTTGTCTCAGACCTATCACTAATCTTTCGACACTACCATAATATCACTGATAAATGGCTAAAAACCGCCATCATTCCGCCAAAAAACCGCCAAATTATTTATACGCAATTATTCTTCCGTGTTTATACGCTTCTGCAAATTCTATTAGAGCTTCCGACTTCATCCGCTGGATACTTCTTTCTGAATAGCCCACTTCACGGCTAATCCTGTAGTTTGAGAAGCTGTCTGGCACACAGAAACTGTAGTAGAGTATCTGACGACTAATCAGACTAAGAGCCATCAAGGCTGCTAAAATCGCGTCTCTCTCCGCTTCTATATCCATCATCTGAATGATCGCGTCTTCTGTCTTATTGCCATGCTTCGGTGCCTTCGGCATATCGGTTATGATAGGAGACTTAATATCTATCAAAGAGCGACCTGCCATCCGCTCCAAACGCCGAAAGTTCTTCAGCACATCTCTCGCATTACATCTTGTCTGTTTGAAATCTACCTCTCGTAACAATTGCATCAAGTCAAACCGCTCCTTTATGTGATATAATAAATGTGTTGGATTTATTGAATCAGTCGGAGCGATCCGGCTTTTTTTATTTGTCATTGATTAGTTCCATATCCACCAATCTCGCTACAGCTAAATTATCTTTACTCTTCGCTAACCACTTATCGCATTCCATTGTGTTTTCAATGCGAATGATCGCTGAGTGGTTATAGACGTGTTCTACATATCCGCGAAACGGATAGATGAACTCCTCTGCTTCACATCGAACCATGTCACCGACTTTGACTTTTGATTTCTTGCGTATTTTAGGGTTCTTAGTCGGCATGTCTAGCATTAAACCGCCGATACCGTGACTACTAGCGTAAAATCCGTCTTTTAGTTTCATTCTTTTTCCTCCCATTTACGATCATCATTTAATATCGAAATCCCAAACTTACGAATAACCTTACTTGCAATAGCAACACACTGACTTGCCACTTTATATGCTTCTTCTGCTGAAACTCCGTATTCTTTTTTGAATTTTGCCTTCAGTGCATTCAGTTCCTGTTTTCTTAGTTTTGTTACTCTGCGGTGTCTGTTGTTCATTCTGAGACCTCGCTTTCGTCGCCCTTATACAAAATTATTACTGATGTTTTCAAATATTCTGATAGCTCAGATAACATCATTATTTTGATGTATTCAAATGCGAAAATCCCTGTAACTGCTGCTTTAACAAACTCATTATTGAGCCCAAATATAATGACCATGATTAAGGTCATCATTAGATAGATATACTTAAAATTTTCTTTTATGGCTTTCCTCATTCCGCTTCTCCCCACTCAATTGATATATATTCCGATTGTTCATGTCTTTTAAGTCCAAAAAAAGTATCATATGTTTTATCATCATTGACGTATTTCACTTTTAATCCTTCGCCTAGTTTCTCTTGGATTTTTTTAACAGTTCTTTTGTCTCTTAGTCGTCTTACAAGATATTTTTGTTTTTCATCCCAATTAGATGCGGATTCCCATGTTTCTTTGATAGAAATACAATAACCTTTATAACCTTTTGCTGCTGACTTGATGATAGTATCTTCTAAATTTTGTTTTTCGTACCAACGTTCAAACCATTTATCGAATGATTCATTTTGTGTTTCTTGTATCTTTTCAATTAAACTCATCTACTTTACCCCTCTAATTCCTAGAACTACATATCCATCTTGCTGAGCATAATCAGTAATATAAGTAATTTCTGCTTTGTATGAGTCGCCTGTATATTTTTCGCCAGTCCACTCTCTCAAAATTAACTGACTACCAACTTTAAAATTACGATCATTCCTGCGGGTCTCGAATTGTTTGCGTCCGCTTGTGACTGCTTCAAAATATTCTGGTAGTATTTTTAGTTCGTGGATCATTCCGCTTCCTCCTGTCCCAATCCCCATTGCGCGAATGCTGCTAGGACTTCATATTCTTGTTTACAATCCAATAGTTTATAAGCTTTGCGTACTTTATCAGGTAATTTTCCTAGTAAATTTTTATCAGAAAAAGCATTAACAGATAATATTGGTGCTTCTCTAGTTAAAATTGTCTCGCTTTTCAACCACTCCAACACGATTTTCTGGTTGTCGTTGAGTTCTAGCTCTTCTATCGCCTGTAAATTTACTAACGCATAATTGAAGCCTTCTATAAAGCTATGATTTACTGTTTTATTCGGATCATCATTTTCAATGTACTCTTTTTCGAGTCTATCTGCTTCAGCTTCTAGCCATTTCAACGCCTTGCTGATCCTTCCGCCACCTCCTCATATAATTCGAATTTACTAGATGGCCAACTCAAACGCTGTTTATCTTCGTCAATCAAAACGATTCTGCCAGGCATCGAAGCATCTTGAACTATATAATATTCGTTGTCCAAGAAGTATAATGACACGCCTGATCCTATTTTAGTCACTACTTTGTCACTCTTTTTGAAACCCATCATTCTACCTCCTCCTTTTCATTTATTGACGATAATAACAAAATAGATAACATGAAAATATTTGACCACAACACAAGATTGTGATATTTTTTACATAGTTTTATTTATATGGGAGTGACGAAATGCCATTTATAGTCTTTTTCTTTATATCATTATTAACAATATATATTCCTTTACCAACATTATTAATGTATTTCCATAGACTCTCAGAAAAACATGACACTATAGTCACTATAGATAAACATATATTGGTTATACTTGTCTTATTAGATTATTATATTAGCTACTATTTTCTTAAAAACTGTAAGATTAAAAAGAGATACTACTTTTATTTAATTGGATTAAATTTGATTGAATGGGGAATACATTTAAGCTTGTACTTAAAATTCAACGCTACAGCATTAACTATAGTTTTAATTTTCCAAACGATACTTTTAATTTGCATGTTTACCTTCCCATTATCTGGTAAATTCAGAAATTACATATTTAATCAAAATTGATCCTACAATTTCACGAGGTAGCTAGATACTCTTCATAAATACTAACCAGTGTGTTTTAGCTCTCTTATTTCCATATAATGGCACATAATCAATTGCATTCAATATTTCTGATAGCTTGATTTGATCCTCGTTCCATTTAAATACAAGAGTTCCATTTGGCTTTAATACTCTGAAACATTCTTTGAATCCTAATGCTAAATCTTCTTTCCAAGTTTCGGGATTTAATTTTCCATACTTTTTGACCAACCAGCTATTCTCGCCTGCTTTAAGCAAGTGTGGCGGATCAAATACTACATGATAAAATGATTCATCTTCAAATGGCATATCTCTGAAATCTCCAATGACATTAGGATTGATATCAACGACATGTCCGCTATTTAGTTCTTCGTATTGTTTCCGAATGTCCATAAAAATTACGTTTGGATTCTGTTTATCAAACCAAAACATTCGACTACCACAACATGCATCTAATATTTTAGTCAATTACTCTACCTCTAATAACTCTTTATTCTCGTATATATTCCCGATAACTTCATAGTCAGTGTGAAATACTGGATCATAATAAATTCGATATTCTAAGTCCAAGTCTACTAGCTTACAAATTAAGCCAGAATGGCACTCAGAGGATTGAACAATAGCTTTTTCGTCGACTAAATGATCAAAACCATCACTTACACTGAAAAGTACTACATCTCCTTCAAATATCTCCACACCATTTTTATCTTTCAGCCCTGTTGATTGCATGAGGACATATTTATCTGGAGCCATTTCAGCATGAGTGATCAACCTTCCTGCTTGCCCATATTTCATTTCTTGTCCAATTGTTTTACCTTTAAATGGTGTGTACCACGCTCGAAATCTCGGTATCATTTGCTGTCCTCCAAATCACTCGACTTCACGAATACACCATCTACCATTTTTCCTGTGCGCCCTTTGATTTCGTTGTATGCCATTTCTAAACACTCTTGTACGTTTGTCCCTTTTTGCATGGAAAGGATAATCAGCGTGACGATAACGTCTCCTACGCTATCTTTAAATAGCTCATCATTACTTCTTGCCATCGCCGAAGCAATTTCTCCGAATTCCTCAGCTACTTTCAAAAACTGTGCTTTTGGATCCGCTTGATCCAGTCCCTTGTCTTTTGCCCACTGCTCTACTTTTGTGATTAGTTCGTC